TGAGATTGAAGAGGCTGTCTTTGGTCGTGGTGAGAAGTTCTTTGACATCGTTGATGACCAAGCAGACCAGGTTAAGATTGACGTTGAGCAGATCAAGCGTCAGATGACTGAAGACTTTAAGCGCAATAAGGTCCGTAAAGACATCAGTGATGTTATCCTGCTTGGCGCTGTCTATGGCACTGGCATCGGTGAGATCGTAGTTGCAGAGAAAACTGAGAAGTCGCCTGCTTCGAGGCCGATTGTGGAAATGGGCATCACCGCTGTTGGCGTAGAAGAAAGAACTAAGTTCATGGTTGGCCTAAAGCCGATCAATCCTAAGAACTTCTTGATTGACCCTGTTGCTACCAACATCGAAGAAGCACTTGGTTGTGCTGTTGAAGAGTATGTGTCCATCCACAGCGTTGTTGCTGGTATGGAAAGCGGTGTCTACAAGAAAGTAATGAATCTTGGTCCCACTGCTGTTGACACAGACCTAGAGCCTGTGCAAGAAGAAATTGAGTACCAGCAAGACAAGGTTAAGATGCTCCGCTATTACGGCCTTGTGCCCAAGTTCTTAATCGAAGCTGCTGATGATGAGGAAGTCACTTCCCTCTTTAACGAGAAGACTGAAGAGTACGGTACTGAGGCTGCAGACTACACAGAACTGGTAGAGGCAATCGTTGTCATCGCTAATGACCAGTATGTGCTTAAGGCTGAGTTGTCGCCTTACATGATGCAGGATCGTCCAATGGTGGCTTTCCAGTATGACTCCATGCCCAATCGTTTCTGGGGCCGTGGCATCGCTGAGAAAGGCTACAATATGCAGAAAGCTATTGATGCCCAGATCCGTGCTCACCTAGACTCACTGGCACTGACCACTGTACCAATGATGGGTATCGATGCTACTCGTCTGCCTCGTGGTGCGAAGTTTGAGATTAGACCAGGCAAGACCATCCTGACCAACGGCAACCCCAATGAGGTGTTGCAGCCGTTTAAGTTTGGTACTACCGATCCAGGCAATCTGCAGACCGCTGGTGAGTTTATGAAGATGATGCTGATGGCAACATCAACCATTGATAGCACCACGCCTACGGCTGATGGTGGCGGCCTTAACCCTGCTCTATCGGCAATCATCAAGAAGAATAAGCGTACTCTGGTAAACTTCCAAGAGCAGTTCTTGATTCCTTTTGTTACCAAGTCTGCCTATCGCTTCATGCAGTTTGATCCTGACCGCTATCCTGCTAAAGACTTTGTATTTGTCCCCACTTCCAACCTCGGTATTGTGGCACGGGAATACGAACAGATGCAGTTTATGAACCTGCTGAAGACGCTTGGACCAGATAGCCCCATTGTGCCGATGGTCATGTCAGCGATTATTGAGAACAGTGGCCTTTCCAATCGTGAAGAACTGATGCAGCAGATGGCTCAGATGTCACAGCCGAATCCGATGGCCGAGACAGCAACACAGTTACAGCTACAAAGAGCACAGTTAGAGCTTGCTGACCTTGATGCAGATGTCAAACTAAAGCAAGCAAAGACCGCCAAAGAGATCACAGATGCACAGTTAAAGCCTGCAGAACTGCAAGCCAACATTGCTGCCTCTGCTTCTAAGTATCTCGGCAACGGCCCAGGCGCTACTGACGAGTTTGAACAGCGTGTCAAAGTAGCAAATCTAGCACTAAAGGAGAAAGACATTGATACTCGTAGAGAAATTGCTAACCTTCAAATCGTGGCTGCTCGACAAAGTTAAACAAATTGTCGAAAAAGTCAAGAAAACTATTGACAAACTACTAAAATAGTGGTATAATATACGCAATGTCGCCAGAATTACAACAATATTACGAAGACAGACTTTCAATGATGTCCGGCAAGGCCTGGAAACAACTCATTGAGGATCTTCTAGAGATGCGGATGAACTACGAAAACATCCGCCACTGCGACAAAGACACAGTAGAGTTCCGAAAAGGACAAGTAGACATCCTAGACTACTTAATTGGACTAAAGGATTTGTCTGAAAAAGCCTACGAGGAACTAAATGAAAAGATATTTTGACTTTCAGTGTGCCAAAGGCCACATAACTGAAAAATATATTGATGATTCTGTAAAAGTCATACAGTGTCCCCACTGTGGAAATGACGCTAGCAGGCTCATCGCTGCTCCAAGAGTTAGTTTGGAAGGCATTACGGGTGATTTTCCTGGTGCTTCAATGGCATGGGAACGTAAACGCCAAGAAAAGATAGCTTGGGAGCGTAAAACTGGTCGTTCTGACCAGTGGAAATGAGAGACAAGGAACCCTCTCACCTTTTTAGGTTCTTTTCTTAATGCTGTTAAGCACGGAGAGACATTATGGCTGCTTTTATTGAGGACGGCTCGGTAGAGTCGCAAACTTCTGTTGTAGAATCAACTGAGACTACCCCTACTGTAGAAGATAACACAGTTACAGAGGCGGTGCAAGAGCAAGATGAGGGCTTACCTGACAAATACAGGAACAAAAGCGCCAAAGAGATTGCTCAGATGCACATGGAGGCCGAGAAGTTAATTGGTCGCCAAGGTAGCGAAGTCGGTGAACTGCGGAAGATTGTAGACGAGTATATCCGAACCCAAGCCACAGCGAAACAGCAACTGCAAGCCCAACCTACTGAAGAGGTTGACTACTTCGCAGACCCAGAGAAAGCGGTAAAAAACGCTATTGAGAACCATCCTAAGGTCAAACAGGCCGAACAGTTGGCTCTTGAGATGCAACGAGCAAAGGCTTTAAACGCATTGCAGGCTGCTCATCCTGACTTTCAGAATGTAGTTCGTGATCCGGCTTTCCAAAGTTGGGTTGCTGGCTCTAAAGTTAGGTCAGAACTGTTTATTAGAGCAGACCAGCACTACGATTATGATTCTGCAAATGAACTGTTGTCGCTGTATAAGGACCGCAGAGGCTCTGCAGAGCAAACTGTAGCTGCTGAGAAGCAAGCACGAAGCCAAGCAGTTAAAGCAGCGACTACCACTGTTGCTACGGGAAGCGATGAAGCACCTACTAAGAAGATTTATAGGCGTGCAGACATTATGAAGCTCATGCAAACTGACCCAGATCGTTACGATATGATGCAGCCTGAGATTATGGCGGCCTATCGTGAAGGCCGCGTCCGATAGGATATGGTCGTAGGGGTTAGGTAAACTAACAATATTACGAAAGGAATTTAAAAATGGCTAATACAGCATTCGCTCCAAATAATGCGGTTACTAAATCCGCAGTTGATACCGCAGGTTTCGTACCTGAAGTATGGTCTGACGAGATTATCGCTGCCTATAAGAAGAACCTGGTAGCTGCTAACCTCATCAAGAAGATGAACTTCAAAGGCAAGAAAGGCGACAAAGTCTACTTTCCTGCTCCCACTCGTGGTTCTGCTTCTGCTAAGACTGCTACCGATGCAGTTACTCTGATCGCTGCTGGTGGTACGGCTCTGTCGGTTTCTATCGACAAGCATTTTGAGTACAGCCGCTTGATCGAAGACCTCGCTGAAGTTCAAGCTATGTCCTCGCTGCGCCGTTTTTACACGGATGACGCTGGCTACGCTCTGGCTACTCAGCTTGACACCGATGTTATCCGTCTGGGTCGCCTGTCGCAAGGCGGTACTTGGAACGGTACTGATGCTACCTTTGCTTATGCAAACGGTTTCATCGGTGGTGATGGCGCTACGGCATTTGATGCTACCGCTAACACCAACACTGGTAACGAGACTGCTCTGACGGATGAGGGCATTCGCCGTGCAATTCAGCGTCTGGATGACCAGGACGTACCGATGGATGGTCGTTTCCTGATCGTTCCTCCGGTTGCTCGTAACACGCTGATGGGCCTTGCTCGCTTTACTGAGCAGGCATTCACTGGTGAGTCCGGCAACGGAAACACGATCCGTAACGGTCAGATTGGCGACATCTATGGCATCAAAGTCTATGTGTCCACCAACGCTGATACCGCTACCACCTCTGGAACTGGTGACGTTAACCCCCGTGTGTGCTTGATGGCACATCCTGAGTTTGGCGTTCTGGTTGAGCAGCTTGGTGTTCGTGTTCAGACCCAGTACAAGCAAGAGTACCTTGCCACGCTGCTGACCGCTGATACGCTCTACGGCGTTGGCGAACTGCGTGACACCTCTGCTGTTGCTCTCATTATCCCTGGTTAATTCTAATGGCCCCGCTTCGGCGGGGTCTTCTTAACTAAATAGGAGATAATTATGGCTGCAAGTAGCGTTGTTGTAAAAGAAGGTCGTGAACAGTTTGGTGGTGTCTTCTCTAAAGTTTGGGCCGCTAAAGGGACCATTAACTTTGATGAAGTTGCCGATGGCGATGAGGCTGTAGACACCATTGCTGTTCCTGGTGTTGCTCTCGGTGACGTAGTTATTGCTGTTTCTGCATCTATTGATATTGCAGATCTTGGCTTAACTGCTGCTGTTACCGCTGCAAACGAAGTAACTGTACAAGTGTGGAACAATACTGGCGCAGGCATTAACCTTGCCTCTGCTGTGTATAAAGTAATCGTTGCTCGTACGATCTTCGAATAAAACTTAACGGTTTTGCCTCTTCGGAGGCTTTTCTTTAGTATCTTCGCTGAGGGTATTAAAGAAAAATAGGAGTAAACATGGTTCCTCAAACCTTTCCATCAGTATTTGCAACATCTAATGGAAAAACAGCAATGGTTGTGTATGCCATTACTGATACTACAGGATTAACTCGGTGGGTTGATTATATTCCTGTAAAATCTTCTCCAGATACTGATACAATCAATTCTTATAATAATGATGGCACACTGATGGTGAGCCAAATCTTTAGTACTGCAGGACTTCAAGCAGGAAAAGATTATATTCGTGTTTACGAAGACGCATCTGCTACAAAGCGGTGGGTTATTTCCTCTGATGGCTTTATTCCTGTTTATAAATTATCCGACTACATCTATGATAACTTGTCTCTAGAGGACGGAGATAACGTGCTTCTAGAAAACGGCGAACTATTTCTTTTAGAGGGCTAAAATGGCTGACAAAAAAGTATCCGACTTAACTGCACTGACAGGCGCTTCTCTGGCCTCCGGCGACTTGTTCTACGTTGTAGACATCAGTGAGCCTACAGCAGCAGACAAAAGCAAAAAAATTACTTACTCTGAACTACAAACAGTATTCTTAACATCTTCGTCCACCGTTGAGGGTGGCACTTACGCCTAATGTTTTGCGCTAAGTGCTCAACAGAAAAGGATAATAGTTTATTTTTTAAAGATAAACGAAGAAAAACAGGTTTGTATCCTACTTGTAAAGAATGTTGTAAACAAAACTACTATAAAAACCACGATAAAATTAGAGAAAGACAAAAAATATATCACCACAAAAATAAAGAATCTCTTTTAGAAAAAATGAGAATTCGAAATAAAAAGTGGAGAGAAAGTAATAAAGATAAAAATTGTTTCAAATCTAATAAATACAGAGTATCTAAGTTAAAAGCAACACCAAAGTGGGCAAATTTAAAAGAGATTGAATATTTTTATAGACTTTCACAGCAATTAACAGAGTTAAGTGGGGGTTTTGTTAAACATCACGTAGACCATATAATTCCACTAAAAGGAAAAAATGTTTGTGGTTTACACGTCGAAAACAATCTTCAAGTTTTAATAGACAAAGATAATTTGAAGAAAAGCAACAAAATGGAGATTATATAATGGCTGTGATCTTAACCAAGAAAAAAGACACCACTGGCGCTCCTGGTGCAGGTGACTTAACCAATGCTGCTGGCGGTGCTGAACTAGCAGTCAATACCGCTGATAAGCGTCTTTACACCAAAGACAGCGGCGGTAACGTAGTTGAGATTGGTACTAATCCTTCTACCTTTACTGTTACTAGTCCAAAAGTTATTACTGGCATCAATGACACTAATAACAATGAACTATTCAAAGTAACTGCAACATCGTCTGCAGTTAATGAGTTTACTGTAGCTAACGCTGCTACAGGTAATGGGCCTACACTGTCGGCTACTGGTGATGATACCAACATCAACATCAATATTACTCCTAAAGGAACTGGCTCTACAGTAGTCACGAAGCTATCTGCTTCTGCCGCAGCCTTGACAGATCCTGTCATTACTGG